ATGTTTATAATTTTATGAAAATTAGTTATTAATTAAAATATAGAAAAATAAAATTAAATTTAAACGTATAAGTATGTTTCTACAACACATACTTTTAATATTCTCTAATTGCTATAAGCGAGACCACCCATACCACTCATAATACGGAGAACGTTGTAGTTGACGGCATAGACGTTGAGGTTCATGGCTTCAGTTTGTGCGGCAAAGGTAGATTCAGCACCATATTTAAGTTGAAGAACGGCGTTATCAATACGGGAGAAATTGCAGGTTCCGCTGGGTTGGTGTTCTTCAGGGGAGAGGGCAAATGAGTAAGTGTAAATGTATTGTTGGCGATGACTATCAGTATCTAATTCACTACCAACACGGGGAACACGACAGTGGTGTTCGTAGTTTTGGACTTTGCGGAAATAGTCGGCATAACGGACAGAGAATCTATCATGACCGTTAAGTTGAAGAAGAGCAGAGGTGAAAGAATCAACATCATCACCAGTATCAGCAGTTGCGGTTTTACCAGAATAGTTAAACCATCTGTTACCGGTTGATGCACCAGCAGTGGCGTTAGAGGTAACGTTATGAACCCAGACAAGTTCTTTAACGGGGTGGTTAAAGTTAAGGGTAACGTTTTTAGTGGTGGCCTCAGCAGCAATTGATTCAGAACCAGTAAATTGAACTTGTTCGATAAGGTATTCGTGGCTGACTTGGGCGAAACGGCGACGTTCATCAGTATCAAGGTAGATGTAGTCAACATAGAGTTTGCAACCAAGACCAGTGGCAGTAGAGTCAGCACCATTGGTTAAATCGGCAGCAGCTCTAAGCTCGAGGTTAAGTTTAACTTCGTGGTATTGAAGAGCAATAAGGGGAAGGGCAAGACCGGGGTTGCGGTTAAACCAGAATTGAAGTGGAACATAGAAACGAGTGGCCGCAGTAGCAGGAATAATACCAGTTTGACTTTGACCAGTGGCTTTGTTACCAACCATATTGTCATAACCAGCACGTTTGCCTTCAGGAACTGTAAGTTCGGTCCAGATGTTCATCCAGTCACCGTATTGACGATCAATGAGTTGACCACCAATTTCAATTTCGGCTTGCTTAACAAGAGCATTACCAAAACCATAGGTAAAAACAGTTGAAGTTCCCATAGTAGTAGGGGTTACAACTTCGAGATACATTTGTTGGATTAAATCACCATTACGAGAGATGGTGGCAGTGACACGTTTTCCAAAATCAGCTTGTCCATTGAAGGTTTGTTCAATAGATTCAACAGCGAAGTTGGTGTGACGACGGTAAACGACCTTAAAAAAGGTAATTTGAGGGTTGCCAGTAAGATAAATATCTTGGGCACCATAAGCGACAAGTTGCATAAGACCTCCTCCCATTTTAAATAGTTAAATTAATTAGTTGGTAAAGTTTATAAAGTAATTATTAAAGTATACAAATATATTTTTACTTGAATATTTTAATTTATTTAAAGTATAATTAATTAGTTTATATTAAAATACTTCATATATACAATAAATAATATTAAAAAAATATTTAAAACTATCGAAAATATTAAATAATTTGAAAATAATTTGAAAATAATTTGAAAATAATTTGAAAATAATTTGAAAATAATTTGAAAATAATTTGAAAATAATTTGAAAATAATTTGAAAATAATTTGAAAATAATTTGAAAATATTAAATAATTTTTAAACGTATAAGTATGTTTCTACAACAAATACTTTTAATATTCTCTAATTACTATAAGCGAGACCACCCATACCACTCATAATACGGAGGACGTTGTAGTTAACGGCATAGACGTTAAGATTGTAGGCATCACGTCCAGAAGCGGCGTATGTAAGTTGAAGAACAGCGTTATCAATACGTGAAAAATTACAGGTTCCACTGGGTTGGTGTTCTTCAGGGGAAAGAGCAAAAGAATAGGAGTAGATAAATTGTTGGCGTGCAGTTAATTTACTATCAGAAACATGGAGATCACCACCAACACGGGGAACACGGGAGTGATGTTCGAAGTTTTGAACTTTACGGAAATAATCGGCATTGCGGACAGAGAAACGATCATGACCATTAAGTTGAAGAAGACCTTTGGTAAATGTATCGGTAGTACCATTGCTATCACCATAGTTAAACCATCTGTTACCAGTAATGGCATTAGAAGCACCAAAAGTGGTAGAGTTATTAACCCAGATAAGTTCTTTAACGGGGTGGTTAAAGTTAAGAGTTATATTTTTAGAGGTAGCAGTAGAACTAATAGATTCAGAACCAGTAAATTGAACTTGTTCAATAAGGTATTCGTGACTGACTTGAGCGAAACGACGACGTTCATCAGTATCAAGATAGATGTAGTCAACATAAAGTTTGCAACCAAGAGTGGCTGAGGGAACAGTTCCAGCTGTAAAATTTATAAGGTGATTAACGGCACGAATTTCAAGGTTAAGTTTAACTTCGTGGTATTGAAGAGCAATAAGGGGAAGGGCAAGACCAGGGTTGCGGTTAAACCAGAATTGGAGAGGGACGTAAAGGCGTTGAGTAGAAGCAGATGATAAAGCACCAGTTTGAGTTGTTGCAGTAGTAGCAACACTGTTACCAACCATATTATCATAACCATCGCGTTTACCGGCAGGGATGGTAAGTTCAGTCCAGATATTCATCCAGTCACCATATTGACGGTCAATGAGTTGACCACCAATTTCGATTTCGGCTTGTTTGACAAGAGCATTACCAACACCATAAGTCCAAACATTAGATCCGGAAGAAGGAGTTAAAACAATAGGTAAATCAACTTCGAGATACATTTGTTGGATTAAATCACCATTACGAGAGATGGTGGCAGTGACACGTTTGCCAAAATCAGATTGTCCGTTGAAGGTTTGTTCAATAGATTCAACAGCGAAGTTAGTGTGACGACGGTAAACGACCTTGAAAAAGGTAATTTGAGGGTTGCCAGTAAGATAAATATCTTGGGCACCATAAGCGACAAGTTGCATAAGACCTCCACCCATTTTAATTAGTTAATATAAATAAAGTTGGTAAATAAAGTTGGTAAGTTTTAAAAGTATTTATTAAATTAAACAAATATATTTTTACTTGAATATTTTAATTTATTTAAACTATAATTAATTAGTTTACATTAAAATAGTTCATATATACACTAAATAATATTAAAAAAATAGTAAAAACTATCGAAAAAAATAAATTATTTATTTTATAAATAAGAAAAAATAATAATATTTGTAAAAAAATTGATTTATTTATTTTATATAATAATAAATGTTTTTATATTTATTAATATTTAATTTATAAATATTTAAACAGAAATCTGAAAGTAATTTAGTCGATAAGCACAATTATGTGTAATTTAATTAAATATAAAAAACTAATTGTTTGATTAGATAGGTTACCTCCTGGGGAGAAGGTATCGATTAATTTCGATTTTTTTTATTTTTTTATTTTTTAATAATAAAAAATAAAAAAATAATCTAATAATTAAATTATAAGATTATACCTTCTGGGGAGAAGTAAATTAATGTTTATATTTTTATAAAATCAATTTTTTGTAGTTATTATAAAATTTCTATTTTTTATTTTTAATATAATTTATAGTTTATACATATTAGTTTATAATTTATATATATATATTCTTATAATTTATAAATAATTTATTCAAAATAAGCAAATAATAATCTAACACCTACACCACTTGCTTCTGGTGATGCATATTTAATAATATCATTTACTTGATAACTTTGACCTGCTATATCAATATGTATCCATTTAGTATTTTTGTTAATAAATTGTTTCATAAATAAAGAAGACATTATAATATCAGCACTACAAGTAAAACTAACATTTCTTATATCAGCAACATAACTTTTTAATTTAGTTAAGTGTTTATCCATCATAGGTAATTCTACCAATGCTTCATTAATTTGATTACCTTTTTCAATTAAAGTTTTAACTTCACTTTCACAATTAGATGATAATATATTACTAAACATTTTACAAGACAAACTTTCTTGTTGTCCTGTTAAAGTAGCAAAATCAATAATAGTTGTTGTAGGATATTTAGTTGAAATATAGGATAACGAATCTGCTAAAATAAGACGTCCTTCAGCATCAGTATTTGTAATTTCAACTGTTTTACCTCCATATGAAGTTAATACATCACTTGGTTTAATTGCTCCT